GCACGCTTATAGCGGGCTGGGACGCGGGATCAATGACCAGAACACTAATGTGTTGCCAATCATTGATGGCCCCGAACGGTAGTTTAGGTGTCGTTAAATTCTATCGATTCCATTAGCTATCAGGGATCACAATCAAATTATGACCCACTTAATAGTTATAATAAAAAAGAATAATCTTTCTCATTATTGGACTTCAGGAATTGAGCTGCAGAGTAACCCCATGGGCTCTCAGGCTCGTACAACTTTTCTCAGTAATTATATTTCAAGAATTACCGGTTCTGCCAGGACATTTAGTAACAAGTCCCGTGGAAAAGTTACTGCTCAACGTATTAAACGTCAAGCACTACCCCAGGCCAAAGTCAAAACTTCGACCAAGGCAAAGGCTAATGTGGTCCTTGGACCATCTTCAGGCTTTATTGGCAAAACAAACTTTATTCTGTTAGCCAAAATATTTACTAAACGCTTGCCCCATTTAGAGGGTACAGAGTTAGTAACCCTCATAGAACGTACTGTTCTAGCCCATGATAAGATAATTCTCAATCATGGTGTTAAGGAAGGTACAAAAAAGTGGAAGTCTATTAAGACTTACGCTTTGAACCTACTTGAGGGAAGGAATCCAGAAAACCCCGGTTGGGTGTCTACTGGAAAGGTCAATAAGTGGCCTACAAAATTAGTCCACCTATTGCCATCCTATATCTTTATTAAGGATAATATCCATAATAAAGATTGCGAAGTAGAGATTAAATACGCTCTACAATGGCTCAATACTTTACTTAATTTAAATAAAGTATGCCACGCGAATCAAGATCTCCTAGATTCGATATCTAATATCGAGTCGAAGTTCAAGATCCAACCTGAAATAATAGCTCATTTCGAGAAATTTGTTCGGAATAAGCTATCAGAGACCCGTGAAGGTATTACCCTCACAGACATATCCTTTGGTTTGTTTTTAGGGCCTAGTAATGGGCCAAACAGCGAGCTAAAACTGAACTCAGCTTTAGCCGAGGCTGCCAAACTTAAGGTCACGAAACACATGTACTCCGCCCTTAAAGAATTATGTATTATTACGAACAATACATCATTCCTTGCATTCTTCGAACAGTGTTCAAAGAAGATGGAAAATGCTCCGTCTTTATATAAAGACATCAAGCTTCGTAAGCTTGCGGCAATTCCAGATAAGGGAAATAAGTCCCGAATAATCGCAATTTGCGATTTTTGGACTCAGTGTGTACTTGCTTCAATTGAATCTGTACTTATAGATATAACTGTTAAGCTGTATTCAAAGAATATAGCTTTCTACAGTCATGAAGATGGCTGGAATGAAATTTCATCCTGGCCGGAATGTATCAGAAAAGCTCTGCGGTCAATTGACGCAGTAAACTGGACTGACAATCTTCCTGCCTCATTACAATATATTGTCATGAAGGCAATCTTCGGCATGAAACTTTCCGATGCCTGGAAGGCATTGGCGGTAACATGCGAGTGGACCGTTCCTGGACTGAATCGTACAATTAAGTACAATAAAGGCCAAGGAATGGGTACCAAGGCAAGTTTTGCATTAGCACAACTTACCGATTTATTATGGATTGAGTTCCAGTATGAATTACTGTACCAAAAATCCATAGAACAAGTCTACTTTATGAAAGTAGGCGACGATAACGTTTTATGGGATCCTGAGGATCTTTTCGCTCAGGTCTATGAAAGTATCGGTGTTCCTATAAATACAGCCAAAACTAAGTACAATACTCAGAATGGTTCATTCATTGAATTTGTTTCTAGAAATTCCTGGAATAATCATGATTATTCAGTAATTTCGCCAGGTTTGGTTTCTAAGTATATTAGAAACGACTTTTACTTACCAGTGTTGTACAATCATATTGCACAACGTGATACGAACCCTCCTTCCATTAGTGAAATTATCGACTATAAGAAGGAGTTGAAAAGTTTAAAAGAGAACTTCTCTTTAGAACGGTTCGAGGCTTCTAGGGAAATACTCATGGAAATCA